ATGTTCTACATGTCCAATAAGCAAAAACTGTTTTGCTGTTGGCATTACTGGAAAAGAGTGGGGAGTTTGGGGTGGCGTTTATCTTGAGGGTGGCGCTATATCAAGAGAGTTTAATAACCATAGGAAGAAAGAAGATTGGTGGAAGACATGGAGCAGTCTAACTATGTCAGACTAAATAAGGATTTAAGGATTAAAAATGTATACTGATGCTATGAGACGTGCTTTTAGATCCCTTACGCCACCAAAAAACTTTAATGTTTATGTCATTGATGAAGAACATTTTTTAACAGTTCTTGCAAAAGAAAAAGAGTTTATGTCTTTGACTGGAGAAGAAAAGTTTGAGGCAGTAGAATATATGGTAAGAGTAAAGAAAGCGCTAGAAGATAATGGAGCAATTGTAATGCTTGTTCGTGAAGGAGGATCTGATGTCTGAGACTATTAGTTTTATTTCTTTTGTTATTTTTATATTTGCATTCTTTGCTATTAGCATTAACGCAGTGAGAATGCGTAGTAAGAATACTAAACTCAAGTTACAAGTAATTGATCTTATACAGAGAAACGAAGTACTAAGAACTGCTCTTGACTCTAGAGAAAGCAAGGACGTAGAGAAGACAGAGGGATTTCTTAACTTTGTAACCCAGTCAAGAGATTGGGCCTTTGAGTATATCGAACAGGTTCAGGCAGTATTAACTAAGTTTACTAATGATATTGAACCAGAGATTGATTACTTTAAGGAGTATGGTGACATAGCGTCTATGTCTCCAAACTATTATTCAATGAAAAAGATTGCTGAATCTTATGATGAGTTAAAACAACTACTACCAAAGGAAATAGAATGAAAGACATTCTACTATCAACACTAACAGGTTTTGGATGCGGTATCGTGTTTGCTGCATTCAAATTGCCAGTACCAGCACCACCAGTTTTTGCGGGACTCGCAGGAATTATTGGCATATGGCTTGGCACTACAACACTAGCACGAATTATATCCTAGGAGGAATAAAATGAATGAACAACTAAAGGCACTACTAGCATCATACGGACGATCAGTCCTTGGTGCAGGACTTGCACTATATATGTCTGGGGTTACTGATCCTAAGACACTTGCATACTCACTATTGGCAGCACTTGCACCAGTAGCCTTGAGAGCAATCAATCCAAATGATACAGCGTTTGGTCGTTTGCCAGATGTAGCAACAGTTGATGCTGCTGTAAAGAAGGCAACTGTCAAGAAGGCACCAGCACGTAAGAAGGCTGCGCCAAAGAAGAAGTAAGTAAAAATAAAATAGGCTAGGAGAATAAAACCTCTTAGCCTATTTTTTTATTTTAAAATAGTTCTTTAAAGATTGGCTTGTAAGGAAAGTCTAGATCTTTT